GAGTCTGTAACCAAAAAATTAAAACAAAGAAATTATCACTTATTAAAAGAAGAAATAAAATTTAAAGAATCATGAAAAGGTTTGAATTAGTCCAAAAACTTATAAATGAAGGTTTATCAGAAAAAACTTTGGTTAATCTATCAGATAAACAATTAGGCGATTTGGCCGAAAGAATGTTGGGTGAGGCGGTTACGACCACGGCCGACGCATTATTAAATAGTCCTGCATTACAAAAATTAGCAAAAACGCAAGATATAAAACTTGTGGGTGAAGAAGGTGACATTGGTGAATCAAAAAAGAAAAAGAAAAAAGAAACCATATACGATAAGTCACTTAAAGATTTAGGTGGAGAAGAAGGAGTGATTAAATTTTTTGATAAAGAATTAAAAAATAAAAAGAAAAGCGGTGTTGTTAAAAAAGAAAACGTAGAAGTTAAAAATTGGTTAGAAACAATTGCTGAAGATAATTTTCATTCAATGACTTCAAAAGGTGAAATAATGGAATTAATCCAAACTAAATTAAATGAGGTTGAGGTTGGTCCCAATGTTAGAAAAGGTCACAATGGTGTTCCTGAATTTATGAGTTATGATGCAATTTCAAATACGGAAGTAAAAGAGGCAGCACCAACAACAAAACCCGCACCAACAAAACCTAAAATTGATCCAGGTACAAAACCAAAAACACCATATCAACCAGGACCAGGTAAAAATCCAAAACCTAAAGCATTAAAAGAAAAGGAGAATGCAAATAAGTAAGAAAAATTTGTTATCTTTAATAGAAAATAATATTAAAGAAATGGCAATGGATTTTGATACACCTGATAGACCCGATCAAGGTGTACAGGATAAATTATCGCAGGGTGAAACCCCTCTTAAAAAGGTTCCATTACCTACTACAGGTCAAGAACCTAACAAGAATTTTCAAGAAGTACTTGCATCAGAAAGATATAGAAAAGTGGTAGAAAATCTTAGAAGATATCTTGGTGATAGAACTCCTGTACAAAGAGGGATGGAAGGGGTAATGCAACTTCAACAAACATTAATGAATGCTCACAATACTGTGGTCCAAATTGAATCTAATCATAGAGAAGAGTTAGAACAATTGGCTGTGGAATTGGTAATGAAAGAAATGGGTATACCAGAAGGTGTAATAGAATTTGATGCTAAGATAGTTGGTATGGGTGAAATCGACATGGAAGATTTTGGACATGACCAAGAAAACGAAGAAAATCCCGAACAGGTTGATGTTGATAATGAGATAGAAATTTTTAATGAGTTACAAAATTTAGATTTAGAAAAGGCTAAAAGAAGGATGATAAACGCCATCATTCAAGGAGCATCTAAAAAAGGTCACTATATGTTTCATTTAGTACCAGAAAGATTAGAACAAATTACAGGTAATCCAAACATTCTTAATTTATACGGAACATTAATGTCAATAAATGATATTACTTATTGGCAGATGAGTGATCAAATGATTAACAATTTAGGCGGTTCTGCAGGGGGAAAAGAAAGTGTTGAGAGACCTGAGGATGAAGATGGAATCCCGAAGGTTGTTGCAAGGGCTATTAATTTTCCTGTTTTAGTACACGAATTAATTAAAGGAATATTAGAACTATTTGCAATTCAAGGTAGACCTGAAGGAGATGATGGTTTTGATGATGTTGAGGAAACCGAGGATACGTTAGAAAAAGAAATGTGGGATTTAAGACTCGGACCTGCAATATGGGAGAGAATTAGAAGTCAATTTCCTGAAGATATTTTAACAGATGAGAATAAAATAGAATTACAAAACTACTTACTTGTTGAGATTTTCAAATTACCAGCTAAAAAGTTTTTAGTTTTTATGAAAGAGGTTTTAAGTGGTTCTGATAGAGGTAAAAGAATGATGAATCAACTAATGGATGGTGTTAAAAAAATGTTTAATGACCAAGAGTATGAAGAGTCAGTTGCGATGTTTAGAGATGATTTAGAAGACGCAACAGAAGAAACTAAAGATGTCGATATTCAAACTTATTTAAATTCGATAGGTATAAGTGGTTCAATTGATTTTGACGATGAAGACGAAGATGATGATGATGATGGGGGAGTTCCTGTCAGAAGATAATGTAGAGGTGGGTTATCCACCTTTTTTTATATTTATTATATATGAATTCTAAATTAGAACAATTAAAAGAATATGCTAAGATTATTAAGGATACTCCTTATGCTCTTAAAACCTATTTACAAACTTTCGATAATACACAGAAAAAATATGTTCCATTAGATTTATTTCCAGATCAAATTAAATTATTGAACGATTATGAAAATTATAATGAAAATATTACTAGAAAATATAGACAAGCTGGTGTTACAACGGTTACAGCGGCTTGGATTTCTAAAAGATTACAATTTGCAAAACCAGAAAATCCTGATAGAGTATTATTAATTGCAAACAAACGAGATACTGCTGTTGAAATGGCTAATAAAGTTAGGCACTTCTTAGAGCAGTGGCCTGATTGGGTAAATGTAGGATTTTCTCCCGATAAAAACTCTGAAAGTAGATTTAGACTAAATAATGGTTGTGAAGTCAAAGCGGTTGCAACCTCACCAGATGCTTTAAGAGGATACACTCCAACAATACTTGTATTTGATGAGGCGGCATATATCGAGGCGGGAGATGATTTTTGGGCCGCATCTATGGCGTCATTATCAACAGGTGGTAAAATTATATTAATTTCTACACCAAATGGTTATGATCAAATATACTACGGTGTATATGACCAAGCAATACGTGGGAAAAACGATTTTCATATAACCGATTTAAGATGGTATAACGATCCTCGTTATACAAAAGACTTATGTTGGGTTAAGTGTAATGATATATGTCATTACATGTTAAATAGAGAACAATATAATGATGATGAAGTTGTTATATACGATTTTAAAATTGAAAAATTTCAAGAATATTTGGAGTTAGGTTACAAACCTTTTTCATCTTGGTTTGAGTCAATGTCAAAAAAGTTTAAATATGACAGACGTAAAATCGCTCAGGAACTTGAGTGTGACTTTTTAGGTTCAGGAGATGGTATTATACCTTCAGATATTCAGGAGAATATAGCTAAGAATATGATACGTGTTCCTAAAGAAAAATATATGCAAGGTACTTTTTGGCAGTGGAAAGAACCAGTCGAGGGACATCGTTATATTATGGGTGTGGATGTTAGTAGAGGAGATAGTGAAGATTTTTCATCAATTAATATTGTAGATTTTGATGATAGAGAACAGGTTGTTGAATACATAGGCAAAATACCTCCAGATGATTTAGCGGCAGTCGCATATAAATGGGGTATATTATATGATGCATTTATTGTGATTGATATAACGGGAGGTATGGGTATTGCAACCTCTCGTAAGTTACAAGAATTTAATTATAGGAACCTTTATATTGATGGTATTAATATTCAAAATATATGGAATTATAATAAGAAAATAATGGAAAAAATACCAGGTATAAATTTTAATAATAAAAGAACTCAAATCGTTGCGGCATTTGAAGAACAGGTTAGAAAAGGATTTGCAATTCGTTCTAATAGGTTATTAAATGAACTAAATACTTTTGTATATATTAATGGAAGACCGGATCACATGAAAGGTTCACACGACGACTCAATTATGAGTTTATCCATGGCATTATATGTAGGAGACATATGTTTTAATCAATTACAAAGAAATGACACAAAAAATAAAGCGATGTTAGAATCTTGGGCTATGTCCGAAAGAACATATGAATCAAGTAAAACTTTTTATTCTTATGGCTCATCATTAGACCCAATTGGTTCTATGCAAATGGACCCTTCATTCTATCATCAAAATAACCCTATGAATAATTCAAAATCCGCGTATGAACAATACTCTTGGTTATTTCGAAAGAAGAAAAATGTTTGATAATTAAGAATAAATGTTTATATTATAATCAAAACTATTTATATACATGGCCGATAATAATCTAACAGTATTTCAGAAATTAACAAGGGTATTTGGGTTTCCGGGTAGAGAAAAACCTGAAAATACTCCATCGTTTAATTTCTCTAAAGATGAACTTTTAAAAACCGATAGTAGGGAGGAATATGAAAAGGCAAAGTTGCAGGGACAACAAAGCCAATATATTGCAGACAAATGGGCGAAATTAGATCAGTCTTTATATAATCAATCGGTATACTATGAGCCAAATAGATTAGCTGCGTATTATGATTACGAATCTATGGAGTTTACACCTGAAATATCCGCCGCTCTTGACATATACGCAGAAGAGTCAACAACTTTATCCGAAAAAGGTGAAATATTAACAATTTACTCTGAATCAGATAGGGTCAAAAATATTTTGGAGGATTTATTTAAAGAAAAATTAGATATCAATACAAATCTACAGATGTGGGCGCGCGGTTTGTGTAAATATGGAGATAATTTCGTTTACTTGAAAGTAGATCCAGAAAAGGGTATCATTGGTTGTCAACAATTACCAAATATTGAAATTGAGAGAATTGAAGGTGCGGCAACAAAAACACCGGGTAATGAAAGAAATTTAAAAATGCCATCAAGAGAATTAAGATTCCAATGGAAAAATAAAGAAATGGAATTTCAATCTTGGGAAATTGCACATTTTAGATTGTTGGGTGACGATAGAAAGTTACCTTATGGTACTTCTATGTTAGATAAAATAAGAAGAATATGGAAACAACTTTTACTGGCCGAAGACGCAATGTTGATTTATAGAACATCAAGAGCTCCTGAAAGACGAGTATTCAAAGTATTTGTTGGGAACATGGACGATAAAGATATCGAGTCTTATGTACAACGTGTTGCAAATAAATTTAAGAGAGACCAAATACCGGACCCGAGAAATGGACAGGTTGACATGAGATATAATCAAATGGCGGTTGACCAAGATTATTTCATTCCTGTTCGTGATCCCGCACAAACTAATCCAATTGAAACATTGGCAGGTGCCGCGAATTTAGGTGAAATTGCGGATATCGAATATATTCAAAAGAAATTATTAGCGGCGTTAAGAATACCCAAAGCATTCTTAGGTTTTGAAGAAGTGGTTGGTGAGGGTAAAACTTTAGCTTTAATGGATATTCGTTTTGCTAGAACCATCAATAGAATACAAAAATCTTTAATTCAAGAACTAAATAAAATTGCCTTAATTCATCTTTACCTATCAGGACTTGAGGATGAATTAGGTAATTTCTCATTATCTTTAACGAACCCATCGGCACAATCTGATTTATTAAGAATTGAACAATGGAAAGAAAAGGTCACTCTTTATAAAGACGCAACATCTGACCAATCTCAAATTGGTATTCTTCCTGTATCACATACATGGGCTAAGAAAAATATCCTTGGTATGAGCGATAGTGAAGTTATTCTCGATTTACAACAACAAAGACTTGAAAGAGCGATGGGATTTGAATTACAGAATACTCAAAATATTATAAAACGTTCGGGAGTATTTGATGATGTGGATACGAAATACGGTATACCTGAAGAAGAAAGAAAGGCAGCAGAAGAAAGTGGTCAGGCAACAGCGGGTGGAGATATGGGTGTCGCGGGCGGAGGAGCACCACCACCCCCTGAACCAGCCGCTGGAGGTGAGCCATTAAGTGAAAGTAGAAAGTCAAAGATATTGGGTATGTTGGGAGAAGAAAAATTGGATTTTAATGACCTATTTGATATTAACAAGGCTCAACATAATATTTATGAAATAGAAAATAAAATAAAAGATATTTTAAACGATTAAAAATGAACAGTTTTGGAAAAATAAAAACAAAAATATTGGGTAAATTAACAGAATCTTATTCATCAAATAATAAAACAGAGATGAAGAAAATCCTTAAAAAAATCAAAGAAAACGAAGATTTTAAGGAAATGTATCTTTTTTATGAAGAAGTAGAAAAAAAATATTTCGATGATAAGGATGTTGCAAAATTATTTGTGGAGGAACTATCATCTGTTTTAAAAAACAAAACAAATAATATTAAGGATTTTTGTAAATCTTTAAATAATTCTTTAAACGATGTAGAGGTTAAAGATAATGATTTGTATTCTTTTTTAGACCAATTATCAGAAGAAGACAATTTATTTAATTTAGATAAAAAAGTAATTGCAAAAAAGAAATTGTACGAACATTTAATTACTAAGAAAGAGATTAAAGAATTAGATAAAGTTGCTCATACACAAAATGAGAACCTTTTACATGCTGTATTAGTAAATAACTTTAACGTACTATATGATAACAATTTAAGTGAAGAACAAAAACAAACATTAAAAGATATTTTATCAATTTCAACTACTGAATTAGAATCTAAAACTAATGATTTGAAAGAATCTTTAATTAACAAGATTGAAACTTTATTAAAAGAATCATCTGATGATGAAATGAAATCTAAATTGAATAATGTTAAAGAAGAAGTTAATAATAAAATAACGTCAAGAATAAATTACTATAGATTAGTAGAATTAAAAAATGGTCTTGATTAATAAAGACCATTTTTTATTTTTTCAACGTATTTTGCTTTCAAAATTTTTTTCCTTCTTTTTACTGAGGGTTTTATAAATTCCTGTCTCTCTCTTAGTTTTTGAATTTGTTTTGTTCTTTGAACTTTTCCTTTATAAACTTTTAATGCATATTCAATGCTTTTATCATTTTTTACTATTAACATAATATATAAGTATATTAAAAATATACTGAAAATATTTTTTATTTTAAACTATTTTATATATTTTTTACTTACACCATAAAATTATGAAATATGTTATAGAATAATGAAAAACGGAAAGTATATCTCGTTGGCAGATTACGAAAATGTTAAAATTGGATATGGAACAGTGGACTCTAAGAATTTGAAAACAATTTATTTAAAACTCAATTCATGGGTTCAACCAAAAAATAATGATGATGATTTTGTCTATTTGATAAGTAAAACAAGAAGATTAATTAAAGAGTTTGTTTACAAATTGAATAATAAAAATTTTAAACCACAATGTATTGTGGATTTAGATATAAAAACAAGAGGAATTAAAGTAGAAAAAAGGTCTTTTATGAATTTAGAGGTTACTTTGTACGTTGAAAATAAATTTGATATTAAAAATAAGTCAACAAAATTATTAATCAAAAATATAATTGAAAATATAGTAGAAATTTGTTTATCCGATAAAAACTTATTTAACTTTAACAAACATAAAAAATAACTTGTACATTGATGTATTTATATAGTATAATTAACTGTATAAATGAAGATATTAGGACCAAATGAGACCGGAAAGGGGATTTTGATAGAATACGACGCCGGCCACGTATCACCTGACGAGAATAAGAAAATTATTTCTGAAATGAAGAATATGGACTTCACTGAAGACCTAATTCTTTACGCTGTCTTACAAAAATATGATACTCCAAACAAGAACGGAAGAATATATCCCGAGATTATTCTTAAAAGAGAAAACGAAAAATACCAAAATATCATAAAAAAAGGTGGGGCACTTAATGAATTAAATCACCCCTCATCTTCATTAATTGATTTAGATAGAGTTTCTCATTCTATTATGGAGACATGGTGGGATGGTAAAATGTTAATGGGTAAAATTAAATTGTTTACATCCCCTGGTTGGAAAAAAATGGGTATAGTATCTACTAAGGGTGATCAAGCGGCTATGTTAATAATGAACGGAGCCACTTTAGGTATTTCCTCTCGAGGTGTTGGTTCTTTAAAAAATGTAAAAGGTCAAAATGTTGTCCAAGAAGATTTTGAATTGGTATGTTTTGATTTAGTCTCTTCACCATCTACTCCGGGTGCATATATTTTTTTAGACCCATCCGAAAGAGACCAATATCAAGAATCTTTAGAAGAAAAACCAATCGTTAATGATAGAATAAAGAAACTTATGGGAAATTTAGATAATTTTCTATCAAAATAAAAACTTTTACTTCGTTTTTGATTATAACATCTCGATTTTTTTATAAAATCATAATATTTATATGTTAGTAAAACAAAAAAAATGACTGAAAAATCAATTTTAGAACAAGCTTTACTTCAAGTACAAACACTTGAAGAAGCAGTTAAGCAAAATGCAAAAGGTATACTTGCTTCTACAATGAAGGAAGAACTGAATGAATTGCTGAAAGAGTCAGAAAAAGAGGTTAAAGAAGACGAAAAGGTATCTGAGGGGGATGTTCCTCCAATGATGGACACCAAAGAGTCTGATAATCCTAAAGTAAGGGAAAAAGATATGTCTGAACAACCTAAAGATGAATCTGATGATGAAGAATCAGAAGATGAGACTGAGGATGATGAAGAAAATAAAGACAACCCTGATAATGAAGACCCAATGAAAGGTATCGATTCTATGGACTCAGCAGATGACGAAGAAATGTCAAAACCGTCTGATGACATGGGTATGGGAGATATGATGTCTGATGATGAAGATGTTATGGATATGACAGGCGCTTCTGACGATGAAATATTGAAAGTATTCAAAGCAATGAAACCAGAAGATGGTATCGTTGTAAAAAAAGAAGGAGACGATATCGAATTGGATATGAATGGTGATGAGTATATCATCAAACTCGATGACGAACAAGAATCTGAAGTTGCAGAGGAAAACGAAACAAATGAGGAATCTATTTACGAAATTGAGTTAGATGAGGAAAAACCTGATGGTGAAAAATGTGAAGATGATAAAAAAATTGAGGCTAGCGAGGCTGCTAGAACATATGCTAGTGACGTTAGAATTCCTGCGAATCAAGGTAAAAAATATAAGGCCGGACGTTATAAAAGCTTAAACGAAGAGGTTGAAACTTTGAAAAAACAAAACGCAGAATACAAAAAAGCGTTAGTATTATTTAAAGATAAACTTAATGAAGTTGCAGTGTTTAATGCAAATCTTGCATATGCTACTCGATTATTCACCGAACATTCAACAACAAAACAGGAGAAAATGAATATTCTTAAGAGATTTGATTCAGTTTCTACTATGAATGAATCTAAAGGTTTGTTCAACACAATCAAATCTGAGTTAAATACAAAAAAATCAGTGACTGAAAGTGTAGTTGACAAAATCTCTTCAACTCCTCAAACATCAAGTTCTCAAGAAGTATTGTCGGAAT